TCGGCACGGCGATGGTGAACGATGGGTTCGCCCCGGACGGCCGCAGCAGCGTGGAGCTGGTGGGCGAGGCCCAGAGCCGCATTGGCGGCCTGCTGGACAGCGAGCCGTGCGAGCTGGAGTCAGTCGCGCCGGTGATGCAGCGGGTCTACGACCGACTGTCCGAGCGCGCTACGGCCGGCACCCAGGTGCATGGGCTGTCCACCGGAATCACGGACTTGGACGCACTGCTGGGCGGCCTGCAGCCGGGTGGGCTGTACGTCCTGGCAGCACGCCCGAAGATGGGCAAGACCACGCTGGCGCAGAACATCGCCGAGTGGGTGGCGCTGCAGCAGCACAAGGCCGTGGCGGTTTTCAGCTTCGAGATGCAGCCCGAGGAACTGGGCGATCGCATGCTGGCGAGCATCGGCGGGATCGATGGCCAGCGGATCCGCTCGGGCGAGTTGGACGACAACGACTGGAGCAACGTCACCCGTGCGATGAAGCGGCTGCGCGAGGCTGCCATCTTCGTGAGCCGTCCGCGCAATGCCCGCGTGGAGCATGTCGTGGCGCAGGTGCGCCGGCAGCATGCCCGCAACCCGCTAGGCCTGGTGGTGATCGACTACCTGCAGCTGATGACCGTGGTGGGGGACAACCGTGCGGCCGGCATCGGCGAGATCACCCGGGCGCTGAAGCTGATGGCGGCCGAGTTGAAGGTGCCGGTGCTGCTGCTGTCCCAGCTCAACCGGGACCTGGAGAAGCGGCCCGACAAGCGCCCCATCGTCTCGGACCTGCGCGACTCAGGGTCCATCGAGCAGGACGCCGACGCCGTGGTGTTCATCTACCGCGACGAGATCTACGACCGGCACACCCGCTACCGCGGCACGGCCGAGTTGATCGTTGGCATCCAGCGCAACGGCCCGTCCGGTGACGTGCGTGTGCTGTACCAGCCCGAGCAGTTCCGGTTCTCGAACCTGCCGGAGTACTGGCAGCCGGCGCCCATCGCCACTACCCCCGACAAGCCCGCAAAGGCGGCCGGCTTCGGCCGGATGAAGACCACGGCCGCAGCGGCAAGGGCAGGTGACCAATGAGTACCTTCATCCTTCGGGCCGACAACGCCCGGGACCGCATGGCTGCGGCCTGGCGCTTTGCCTGCCAGTACCTAGAGCTTGGCCGGGCCGTCCGCGTCGAGGTCAGGGAGTGCAAGTCCACCCGCAGCTTGGAGCAGAACGCGATGCTCCACGCCATCTGCGAGGACATCGCCCAGCAGCGGCAGTGGGCCGGCCGCTGGATCGACAAGGAGGGCTGGAAGCGCCTGCTGGTCGACGCCTGGGCGCGCACCGAGAGCCGGCAGCAGGGCGACATCGTGCCATCACTGGACGGCGCGAGCGTGGTGAACCTGGCCGTGCAGACCCGGACCATGTCCGTGGCCGACATGGCAGACCTGATCACCTTCGCGCAGGCCTGGGCCGTGGACAACGGCGTGCGGCTCAACGAGCCGCGCTATCGGGACTACGGCGAGCAGCCGCGGAGGGTGGCTTGATGAGCGTCCTATTGAAGTACTTCCCGGATTCCTTTCAGTGCGTCTGTAACGTGCTTCTTCATTCCGTTCAGATGCTCCTCGAAATGTGGGGCGTTCTCCGCTCTAAGGTGCCCATTGGTTACAAAGTCACGAATCTCGAAGCTGTGATGAATGGCTTTTATGAGGTGCTCACCTGGCACTCCAAGCACATGGACATGCTCAAGCTGATCCATGATTTGATTCGGGATTGTGGGGAGCCAAACGTTCCAAGTACTGGAATGAATATCTTTGCGTTGGTACTCCACTTCGCATTGTTCTATTCGGATCGCGAATTCCTTGACCCACTTGAGCAACAGAGCCGCTCGGCTTACTGCCGCAACACTTGCATCCTGCAGTCGCTGTTTGGCAGCCACTTGGTTTTGCCACCAAGGCACTGCAATCGCAATGCCAATGCCAATAACCGAGAAAATTGCTTGCGCCCAGGCAGCCTGAACTTCGGGTTCAAGTGCGCACCATCCAATCAGCTCGCAATCCATATTGCCCCCCTAGTTGTGAGGGCTGCAGCATGAATCGCGGCCGCTCAACCGGCAAGCCGACGGCTGCCCAGCAGGCCCGAATGGACGCCATCACCGAGATTGGCTGCATCGTCGCCCACAGCCTGGGCCTCGGGCACGTCCCCTGCGAGGTGCACCACCTGACCGTCAGCGGCAAGCACGGCGCCAAGCGGCGCGGTCATGACTTCACCGTCGGCCTGAATTCCTGGAGCCATCGCGGCGAGCCGTTCGGCGGCATGTCGGCCGAGACCTGCGAACGCCTGTTCGGCCCCAGCTACGCCAAGCAGCCCCGCCGGTTCCGGCAGGAGATCGGCAGCGACGACTACCTGCTGGACCTGCAGAACACCCTGATCGAGCAGCACCAACTGAGGACGCGCGCATGGCAAGTCGCCTGACCTTCGGGATCGACCCGGGAATCTCTGGGGCCATCGCTGTGCTGGCCGACGGCGAGGCTGGCCCAATCATCGATATGCCGCTGCTGGGCGAGGACAGGGAGGTGGATGCCCGGCAGGTGGCGCTGTTCATCCGCGCCGCTCGGGACCTTCACCCTGGCGCCTCGGTGTCGGCGGTCATCGAGAGAGTCCGGGCGATGCCGCCCAAGGACGGCGAGCGGCGGGCTGGCGCGCAATCGTCGTTCAACTTCGGCGACCACTACGGCAAGGCCAAGGCGGTGCTGGAGCTGCTGGGTATCCCGTACACCCGCGCCGAGCCGGCCAGTTGGAAGCGCCAGTTCGGCCTGATCGGCCAATCCAAGGATGCGTCTCGGGTGCTGGCGATCCAGCGGTTCCCCACTGTGGCGGCCGAGCTAAAGCGGAAGAAGGACAACGGCCGGGCCGATGCCCTGCTGATTGCCCTGTACGGGGAACAGCGCCTGGCCAGCGGGGTGGCTGCTTGAGCGACGCAACGGCTCGCATGTGGAAGCGCTACCGAGCCCGGGTTCGCCGCCATGGGCGCTGCTCGGTGTGCCAGTTTCGTGAGCTGAGCGACGGGACCTTCCACTGCAGGTGCCGGCCGGACCGGCAGGGTGCGTGCGACACCGACGGTCACCTGCCGGCGTTCCGATTGGACGACGAGGTCCTGGACGAGCTGCGAGATGCGTAGAGCGGGAGGATGCGATGGCCACTTCGAACCGCGACACCAACCGAGACCCCACGCCGCGTAGGCAGGTGGAGCGCCGCATCAAGCCGGCCTTCTGCCTGGACGACTGTGCCACGGTGCAGGAGTTGGCCCAGCGGCTCCAGAAGCGCATCCGCCAGACGCTCTACGCCCGAGGGGCGGGCACGGTGGTGGCCATCAACAGCCAGGCCGAGGTCTACCTGCTCATGGCGGGGGAGCCCAGGACCGAGCGCTTCTACGCCGAGCAGTACGACTGGGTGATGGGGACCTATGCGGAGCTGCCGATGGGCGGGGGCAATGCGGCGGTCCCTGACCTGCACTCCCTGGAAGAGGACATCCGCTTCCACCTGCCGGCATGGGCACTGGACGATGAGCCTGCCCAGTTGGACCCGGGAGCCGAGCGGCCCGTGCAGCTCCAGCTCCCGTTCCCTCCGTTGCATGAGATGGCCGCTGCCGCGTAATGGCGGCATGAGCGACCGCCAGACGCCCAATACCATCGATTCGTATCTCGAAGCGCCGGCCGGGGCGCTCTCTGCAGTACCGGCCCGACCAGCGGGCAGGTGTCGACAACAGCCCGCAGCCGACACGGAAGAGGCCGCGTGCGGCCGGTCGGGGGCCATGACCCTCGGTGACGCCATGACTTCCGGGAATCGGCAGCCCTATGGCTGGAGCTGGGTAGGGATCGATAGCCGGCGCCGTCTGGTGCTGCGCTGGATGCCGGAGCCGCCGGTGTCCGGAGAGCGTTGCAGGAAGGTGCGCCTCGGCGAGGTGGCCTGATCATGGTTTCCAAGGTGAAGAGGGCCGCAGCGAAGAAGGTGCCGGCCAAGAAGAAGGGCGCGGGTGGCCGGCCCAGCAAGTACAAGCCGGAGTTTGCCAAGCAGGCCAAGTTCCTCGCCGACAAGGGCTGCACAGACCCTGAGGTGGCGACCTTCTTCGAGGTGGCCCTGTCGACGGTGTCCCTGTGGAAGCTCAAGCACCCCGAGTTTTCGGAAGCCCTAAGGCTGGGCAAGGCTCAGGCCGACAGCCGGGTAGAGCGGGCGCTGTTCGAGCGGGCCACCGGCTACAGCCATCCGGACATCCACGTCAGCAGCTACCTGGGCGAGGTGACCCTGACGCCAGTGATGAAGCACTACCCGCCGGACTCCACGGCGATGATCTTCTGGCTGAAGAACCGCAAGCCGGAGCACTGGCGCGACAAGCCGGAGGGCTTCAACGACGACGCGCCGCCGCCGGCAGCCGTCACGGTCGACGTGGTCAGTGGGCGAAAGCGTGCCGACGCTCAATGAGCCCCAGGCGGCGTTCCTCCATCTGCCGCACAAGTTCCGGGCATTCGTAGGGGGCTTCGGCTCGGGCAAGACCTGGGTGGGGTGCGGGTCTCTGTGCCGCCATGCCTGGGAGTTCCCGCGGATCCCCACGGGCTACTTCGCGCCCAGCTACCCGCAGATCCGTGACATCTTCTACCCGACGATCGAAGAGGTGGCCTTCGACTGGGGGCTGCGAGCGCAGATCAACCAGTCGAACAAGGAGGTGCACCTGTACGCCGGCCGGCAGTACCGCGGCACGGCCATCTGCCGGTCGATGGACAACCCGGCCAGCATCGTGGGCTTCAAGATCGGCCGCGGGCTGGTGGACGAGATCGACACGCTGAAGAAGCGGAAGGCACATGACGCCTGGCGCAAGATCATCGCCCGCCTGCGCGTGAAGGCGCCCGGCCTGCAGAACGGCATCGACGTGACCACCACGCCGGAGGGCTTCAACTTCGTCTACGAGCAGTTCGAGCAGATCCCGGGGCAGGAGCCGGCCAAGGCCGAGCTGTACGGCAAGGTCCACGCCAGCACCTACGACAACGAGATCAACCTGCCGGACGACTA